CAATATTGGTTGTACTTGCTTTTTGTTCGTTGTCATCAGGTCGGCTAGTTCGTCAATAACCACATACACAGCACCGCCGCCGTATTTCTTGACGTGCTGCCGTGCCATGTCTCTATAACGGTTGTCTGTTATTGCTATAGCTTCCTGTAATGCCTGTACCATTTCCCCCGGTTCACTGCTATAACGCAGTGTGTGGGGCAGTTCTTTATAATCCACCAGTTCAACCCGTTTAGGGTCGATCAATATAAACTGTACAGCGGCGGGGCTGTCCTTTAGTGCTGTTGTCATCATGCCATTTATTACAACGCTTTTACCGCTGCCCGTAGCCCCTGCAATTAGTAAATGGGGCTGTTGTAGCATATCGGCATAAAGGTTGTAATAGTCAAGTTCCGGTGTTTTCCAGACTCTTTTCACGCTATCACGTCCTTTTCTATATTGGTTTACACTCTGCATTTATGCGGGCTTGTGACCGCCTACGGCTGCATTATAAACCAATGCCCCGGACTGTTGCCGGGGCTTGTGGCTAGTTTATAAAGTTATAATCATATTGTTTTACAGTTCCCAGAGTTGCCGCCGTTGGTGTTTCACCTGTAAAGCGGTCAACCTCTGTCACCGGGATATAAAACGCTGTATAACGTCCCGTTTCGTTGGTTGTACAGTTGTAATATTCAAACGTATTTAATAGGGTTTCAAATGTTGTGTTTAAATGTTTCCCGTTCTGTACTACTGTACTAAATAACCCGGTTTCTGGTCTTAAATTGCAAGGGCATAACATAATAGGCATATTGTTATTAAATACCCGGCGGGCTGTTGCCTTGCTGACTCTCTCAAAAGTAAAACCATCTTTTCTAAAGCTGTATTCTCTCATAATACAAGACCTCCTATATTCTGTTGTGTTCTGTTTCCAGACCCCCGGCAGAGCCGGGACGCTTGCGGCTTGACTGGCTATTTATACACGCCGCAACGTGTGTTAGTTGTCGGACTCGTCAAAGTCCCCGTTTTCCTCCATCTCGTCTAATACATCGGATATTACAGACCCCAGAAGGTAACAACGAATTGTTACATCTGCCCATTCAGCACCCTTTTCAATAACGTTTATGTTGTTCTGTTCGAACTCGTCAAGGGCTTCGTTAAGTAAATTCCAGTTGTGAGCTATGCTTTCCTCTGCCTTGTAAGAGTTACAATAATAAGAACCGCTTGCATTTCCTGTTATGCTGTCCTCTGTCCAAAGATCATCATTTAACTGTTGCTCAAGTCCTTCTCTGTCCTCTGTCCACTCTGTCAAATCAATGTTTTGTTTGATCCATTCTTTTACATCCTCTGTCATTGCTTCTCTGTAATCATACATAATACTTGACCTCCTATATTCAATTATCAATTTGTGCAATCTGTACACCGGGCGGCTTGCCTGCTGTACAGCAGCATTGACAACCTATAATTATTTAGTTGTCGTTGCTATCTCTTTATCATGTTTACATGATATCATATATACGTGATATTGTCAAGCATTTTATCATGATTACATGATATTTTTTTTGTGATCTGGTGACAGGACAGCAGCACCGGGACAGCATACCCCCGGAGGGGGAAACAGACCCCCGCCCACCGGGGCGGGTGAGGTGCGAAAGTTCCGCAAAAATTAAAAAGGTCTTGACAATATCATAAAATCATAATATCATGTAAGCATGAAAGGAGGTAGCACAATGCAGGCTAACGAAGTAATTAAAAATCTCATGGCACAGAAGGAGATCACTCAGACTGAAATGAGAGAGAAGATGGAGATGAAAAGCCAATCCGGTGTAAGTCAGGCTCTTAATCGTGATATGAAAATCTCTATGCTGATCCGTTTCTTGAAGGTGATGGATTGTTCATTGACTGTTACAGACAATTCGACTGGTGAGACATTTGAGATTTCAGAATAAATGATAGGCATACGCCTATTAAAAATAGACATACGTCTATCAAGTGCTATAACTTCTCTTAGAGAGGGCTATACTATAAAAAGTTAGGGAGTATAATAGACATACGTCTATCATGATAGGCATACGCCAATAAGTCTGATTAAGGAGGGCTGACGGTTATGACCGTGAAAGATTGTGTAAAAACCATGCTTTCTAAAAGAGGATGGAGTCAACGGAAACTGGCTGAGGAACTTGGTTATTCCGGTCAAGGCAGCATCGGTAAGACTCTCCTGAGAAATGATGGTATGGGTATGACTGTAGAAACGCTCATAAAGTGGGCTGATGCAATGGAGTTTCAGATCATTATACAGTCAGAAAATGAAGAGATGATTTTGGATGGTGAAAGTGAGGGATAGATATGCTATATTTACTATGGGGCATTTGCTATTTCATGTGGTTATGCTTCCGACTGATGTTCTGGGTATCTATGAAGATCGTGTACTATGTAATAATCATGCCTATCCTCTGGATGTTCGGATTACCGTTCAGAATTTTAGCGAACTTATAAGGAGAATCAAGTATGGCTGCTTGATATTATCAAAATCATGAGAGGACGATTAAAGGATAACAACGGATTGCCACTTATTGATTAACTGAATACTTGGCTGTAGAGATGCTACAGCTTGTCCAATGGGACTGTCGTTTTGACAGTCCTTTTTTTATTCGCAGGAGGTTATTATGAATTATTTGAAATTGAAACAGAAGATTTACGAAGCTATAGAAAGGAATCCGCTTGACAGGTCGGCTTACGAAGAAATGTTTGCTGTCTGCCGGGAGTATGAGAAGATTGACTTCCAGACAGCACACGCATGGAATCATGAACTGCGTAATCATATCTCATGGGGACTGCGGATGACAGTAAGCTGTCAGAAGTTTGACGAAGCCAGAGAGTTTGATGATCTGATGTTCAGGTCACTTCTTTTCGGGGCACAGCATTTCTTTGATGATTACTTACAAGCGGTAGAGTACGGCAAGCCGCTTGATAAGAAATTTTATCAGCCCCGCCGTCACTATCTGCGAAGATATGTAGACGCATATCAGGAGATTCTTGACGGGAAACTGGACTTCCTATCCATCTCCATGCCGAAGAGAGCCGGGAAGTCTCAGTTAGGTATCAACTTCACGAATATGCTTTCCGGTAAGTACCCGGATAGAGCAACACTTATGGAAGGTACAGGTGATGACCTTGTTAAGTCGTTCTATCTGGGGTGTCTGGAATATCTGACTCTTCCCAGTGACTATCATTTTTATGATATTTTCCCGGAGAGCAAACTTGTTCAGACCAATGCCGATACGAAGATCATCAACCTTTTGCATAAATCCCGATTCCCTACGGTCATGTGTCGATCCATTGATGCCCGTCAGGTAGGTCTTTCCGAAGCAACCAACCTTCTGTACCTTGATGACTGTGTGGAAGGACGTGAGGAAGCAAAGAACCGTCAGAGACTCGATGACAAGTGGGAGGTCATTTCCGGTGATATTATCGGACGTGCCATTGAGGGTACGCCTATCGTCATCTGCGGTACACGATACTCTCTGTATGATCCTATCGGTCACTTGCAGGAAGAGATGCAGAAGCAGGGAAAACGATGCAAGATCATTGAGACACCTGCTCTTGATCCTGTGACAGATGAAAGTAACTTTGAGTATATGCGTGAGGGCAGGAAGGTTTTTACCACTCAGTATTTCAGAGATCAGCGTGAGATGCTTTCTGAGGAACAGTTTGAGTCTGAGTTTCAGCAGCAGCCATTTGAAGCAAAAGGAATCCTCTTCCCGGAGAAGAGTCTTAACAGATACTTTGAACTGCCGATTGACCGTGATCCTGACAGTATCATTGCTGTCTGTGATACTGCGGACACCGGAGATGACTTCTGTGCAATGCCGATTGCTGCGGTATATGGAAGTGAGGTCTATATCGTAGATGTAGTCTTTGATGATTCTGTACCGGAAGTAACCAAACCGGAATGTGCAAAAGCACTCATTGATAACAAGGTGGTAGCCAGTACCTTTGAGTCGAATAATGCAGGTAAGTATTTTGCCCGTGATGTGCAGCAGATTTTGACTGACAGGAAGTATGTGTGCAATATCCGAACGAAGCAGACGATCAGCAATAAGCAGACCCGTATTGAGTTCGCATCGGATAATATCTTAAAGAAGTTCTATTTCAAAGATCCGTCTCTGTATGCAAGAAACAGCCAGTATGCAGCTTTTTTGAAGCAGGTGACTACTTATACCAGATCCGGTAAAGTGCCGCACGATGACGCACCAGACTCCCTTGCATTGCTTGAAAATGAACTGAGAGGACTGATCGGAAATACGGTTGAGATTATGGACAGAAGGGTTTAATTTTCCTAAAAAATCTCCAATGCTTATGCCTAAATATTACTTGAAATAACCATTGAAGAGTGCTATAATAAACCATAGAGAAAGATTATTAAGAAGGAGGTGTCACCAGTGGTAGAACCTTATTTACATCTGAACGGACGAAGAATGATCCTGACAGATGAAACCGAAGTGAATATTGGTAACGTGGTTCAGATATTGCGAAAAGCATTACCGTACCACTGGAAGAACCGAAGTGAGATTAGTTACCTGTGGTCTTACTACAAGGGCAGGCAGCCGATTCTTAACCGTGTGAAGGAAGTAAGACCTGAGATCACAAACAAGATCGTTGAGAATCGTGCGAATGAGATTGTCTCATTCAAGTCGGGCTACCTCATGGGCGAACCGCTACAGTATGTTTCCAGAGGAAATGCTGAGAACATTGCAGATGCAATCAATCAGCTTAATGAGTTCGTATTTGCAGAGGAAAAGCCTGCGAAGGACAAGGAACTTGCCGACTGGTTTCATATCTGCGGAACTTCCTTCCGTATGGTACTCCCGGATGAAATGGCAGGAGAGGACGATGAATCCCCATTTGAAATCTACACTCTTGATCCCAGAAATACCTTCGTGGTCTATAACAACGGTTTAGGCAGCAAGCCAATTCTGGGTGTTAAGTATGTGGTGGATGAAAACGGAGTGGTACATTACAGTTGCTATTCCGATCATGAGTATTTTGAGATTGTGGAGTCGAAGGTTGTTTCCTATGACACACATATTCTGGGTGAGATTCCGATTATCGAATATCCGCTGAATATAGCAAGGATCGGTGCTTTTGAACTGGTTATCCCGCTTCTGGATGCAATCAACCTGACAGACAGTAACCGTCTGGATGGAGTGGAGCAGTTCATTCAGGCATTGATGCTATTTCACAACGTAGATATTAGTTCCGAAGATTTTGACGAACTCCGGGAAAGAGGGGCTATCAAGTTCAAAGACATTGATCCCCAGTTGAAAGCTGAGATTAACTATCTGGTAAGTAATCTCAATCAGGGTGAGACTCAGACCTTGGTAGACCATATGTATCAGACAGTGCTTACCATCTGTGGTATGCCTAACCGTAATGGCGGTTCTTCACCATCCGATACGGGGTCTGCTGTCATCATGCGTGATGGTTGGTCTGCTGCCGAAGCCAGAGCAAAAGACAGTGAGTTGATGTTTAAGAAGTCGGAGAGAATTTTCTTGAAGGTGGTTCTGAATATCTGCCGTACTCTTGCGGATATGGACTTGAAGGTATGCAATGTAGAAATCCGGTTCACACGAAGGAACTACGAAAACATTCTTCAAAAGGCACAGGTGCTTGACCTGATGCTGAAAAATAACAAAATTCATCCACGTCTTGCATTTGAGCATTGTGGATTGTTTGTAGATTCTGACCTTGCATATACATTAAGTGCTGAGTATGCAGAGGAACAGGAGCAAAAGGCACAAGAGTTGTTTGAGCAACAGCAAAGAATGAAACAGGAGGGGAATAACGATGACTCCGGTAATAACGAAGGAAATGGTGGAGCAGATGGAAAGTCTGCTGAAACACGGGAGCAGAGTGGAAATACTGATTGAGCAGGGTAAGATCACCATTGTTGAAATCAAGCGAAAAATGAAGATGAAAGAGTAACGCCGGGACAAAGGTTCTGGTGAGTCCAATGGGACTGTGAGTGTAATAACTCATAGTCCCTTTTTATTTTGTCATGAATAAACAGACACTTTCAAATTACATTCTGGCGTTTGATGAAATCAATGCTCTTACCGCTGTCAGTTATAACACCGCTTCCGAAACTACAGAGGATCAGACCGTACAGGTCAGTCAAATAGCAGATGACATTTTGTCACTGCTCATAAATGCCTACCGCAAGGGCGTACAAGCCGCTTCGGAGATGCTTGCTTATGATCTGACCGTGGATGTGAGAAGCATGGATGAAGTCATCTACTTGGTGATTGACGATAAGACATTTGAGGACAGGGTTGCAGATCATGTCCTCTCAGGAGATTTACAGGGGCTACAGACTCTTGCTGAATCTGAATTTCACAGAGTATACAACGCTGCGGTTCTGGATGGAGGACACCAGTACCAATCCAGTGTTGGATATGGAGTGACAAAGAATTGGTACACGGTTATGGATGACAAGGTGCGGGAAACGCATCGTTATCTGGAAGGTGCTTCGGTGTCTCTGGACGAAGAGTTCTGGACATTTGACGGAGATCATGCAGCTTACCCCGGAGGGTTTACAAAAGCTGAGAACAATGTGAACTGCCGATGCACCGTGGAATTACACATTGATGCAGAGGAAGAGTGATCTACTTCCTTTACATACATGGTGAGGGAACACCTACAAAACGCAAACTCAGACAAGAGGATAAAACGGAAATCATGGTGAGGGAACACCTACAAACGCAAGGAGGACTATTATGAGTTATTTAAGTGATTTGCTTGGGGATGCCTATAAGGAAGGTATGACTGAGGAAGAGATTTCCACTGCATTGCAGAGTGCAGGTGCAGGAGCGAAAGACAATGAAGCGGAAGTGAACCGCCTGAAAGCACAGCTTTCTAAAGCCAATTCGGAAGCTGCTGACTACAAGAAACAGTTAAGAGGTAAGCAGAGTGAGGATGAAGCTGCTGCCGCTGAACAGAAAGCAACGATGGATAAGCTGACACAGGAGAACGCAGACCTCAAACGTTCTATGGCACTGTCAGAAAAGAAAGCAAAACTTCTGGCTATGGGCTATGATGAAAAACTTGCCGATGACACTGCTACAGCAATGGTAGATGGTGACATGGACAAGGTTATGGCGAATCAGACTAAATACCTTGAAGCCCGTGAGAAAGATATTCTTGCCAAAAAGATGAAGGGTACTCCCAGACCTGCTGCGGGTTCTGAGAATACTGGTGGCATGGACTATCAGAAGAAAATCGAAGAAGCACAGGCAAGCGGAGATTTGACCGCAGTTGCCTACTATACACGTCTGGCAGCACAGGACGCTGCCGATCAGACAGAATAATAAAGGAGTGAATGAACAATGGCAGACGTATTTGCAACTAGCTTCGGAGTCCTGAACTACTCCGGTATGCTTTTTAACAAGGGTAATGTTAAGACCCCGCTTAGTTCTATTATCGGCTCTAAAGCCAAAACTACTAATCATGTAGAGTTCGTGACAGGTCAGGAATACAGTTCCGGTGGTAACGGTTCTCAGCCGAAGATTACTGAGAATCAGTCTCTTACTGCACCGGACGCTTCTGTTACTACCCGTGAGCAGAAAACTAACGTGACTCAGATTTTTCAGGAGTCTGTAGGTATCTCTTACGGTAAGCAGAGCAACATGGGCACTCTTTCCGGTATCAACGTTGCGAATCAGCAGGCGAACCCGATTTCCGAACTGGATTTTCAGGTTGCAGCTAAGATTCAGAAGGTGAACCGTGATATCGAGTACACTTTCATCAACGGTGTTTACCACAAGGCAACCAGTGATGACGATGCCAACCAGACCAGAGGTCTGATCCCGGCAATTACTTCTAACACTATGGCAATGAATAAGAAACCTCTGGGACTCTGGGATATTGCAGATATGGTTAAGAAGATTTATGGTGCGAACGCCCCTACTGAGGGACTTGTTCTTTGGTGTGATGCTGTGACTCTGTTCCAGATCAATGCTGATGCTGTTCAGAATGGTCTTACTATCGTACCTGCTGCCCGTGAGATCAATGGTATCTCTCTTTCCAGTGTGGTAACTCCGATCGGTGTTGTTTATCTGCATCTGGGTGAGTGTTTACCTGCGGGTACTGCACTACTTCTGAACCTTGATGTGCTTGCACCTGTATATCAGCCTGTTCCGGGTAAGGGTAACTTCTTCCTTGAACAGCTTGCTAAGACTGGTGCAGGTGAGAAGTATCAGCTTTTCGGTCAGATCGGTCTGGATCACGGTGCTGAATGGTATCACGGTAAGTTCACAGGTATTTCTACTACCTTTGAGAAGCCTGCATACAGCCGTTCTGTTTATGTGGCTAACGCTGCGGATATCGGAAAGGCAACTGCTTAATCAGTAAAGAGTAAAGGAGGTGGGCGGTATGACTACCGACATGAAGTTGAAGATGCTGAAAAGTATGACTGACGAAGAGGACAAAGACGTACTGTCCACTTATCTCAGTCTTGCTGAGAAAGTGGTACTGCAAAGAGCATATCCGTATGAGAATGTCAGTAAAGTACCGATGAAATACGATGCAGTCCATGTAGAGATTGCAGCGTACATGATAAATAAACGTGGAGCAGAGGGTGAAGTAAGCCACAGTGAGAACGGAGTGTCCCGTACTTATGAGGACGGAGATATCCCACCTTCTCTCCTTAGAGCAATTACACCAGTAGTGGGGGTGCTGTAATGAGACTGATGAAACGGAATCAGACGGCAATCTACTACTGTCTGTATAAGGGAAAAGAACCTCTTCTTGATGAAGATGGGAATGAGACAAGTGAATACAGGGTTCTGTATGAAAGACCTGTGAAGCTGATGTGCAGTGTGTCACACGCTACAGGGTATGCACAGGTGAATATGTTCGGTAACTTGGACAGTTATGACAAGGTTCTGATTACGGATGACATGAGTTGTCCGATAGACGAAAACACAGTCCTGTTTGTGGACAGTAAGCCGGGTTATCGGCAGGGTAAGCCTGCTTTCGACTATACCGTAAAACGGGTTGCGAAGTCTCTTAACACGATCTCTTATGCAGTATCGAAGGTGAAAGTCTCATGAGTAACAAGGTTATCAAAGTTCAGCTTACCGAACAGAGCATAGACAATGCGATAAAGGAATTAGAGGACTATAAGAAGTGGCTGAAAGAAAAGACGCAGGAATTTGTAAAAGCCCTTGCCGATGAAGGGATGCAGATTTCAAGAGCAAAGTTTCAGTCAGCTACCTACGATGGTACGAATGACGTTTCGGTATCGGTTGAAAGCAGGGGAGAGAATAAAGCTGCTGTAGTGGCTATAGGCAGTTCTGTTCTTTTCATTGAGTTCGGTACAGGTGTGAAATATCCTGATTCCCACCCGGAAGCAGGGAAGTTCGGTTTTGAGCATGGCGGTTACGGACACCACTTAGGACGGCTTGAAAAAGGATGGAGATATCAGGGTGATCCCGGTACAAACGGTGAGGTGATAGCCACCGGGAAACACGCAGGAGAAATTCATACCTATGGTAATCCTGCAAACATGAGTATGTATTATACAGTTCGTGAACTGGAAGAAAAGTTTGAGGAAATAGCAAGGAGGGTGTATCGAAGATGATTGATTGTGAAAATGAGGTCTATACCCGTATTGTTAGGATGCTTCGTGAAGAGTTTCCGGGAATCAACGTAGCGGGCGAATATACAAAGACCCCTTCTTCTTTCCCTCATGTGAGTATTACTCAGAGTGATAACAGCACGATTGCTGACAAGCAGGACACAAGCGGTAAGGAAGCTATGTCCCTTGTAATGTTTGAGATCAATGTGTACTCAAACAAGTCTGAGGGTAAGAAAACGGAATGTAAATCCATAGCAAAAGCTATTGATGAAAAGATGTTCTCCATGAATTTCAGGCGGTTGGCATTTACACCAGTCCCGAACTTGGAGGACGCAACCATATACAGAATCATTGCCCGTTACTCAGCAGCAACGGACGGTGAAAATTTTTACAGGAGGTAAAGAGCAATGGCTATTAGTACATTTAAGACCTTTCTTATGCACAAAAAGGAAGCGTCTACCTATGAAAAACTTGTGGACATTACGGAGTTCCCTGATCTGGGTTCTGACCCGGAACTTCTGGAAACAACCACAACTTCTGATCGTATGAAAACCTACATCCTTGGTATTCTTGGAAACGAAGGTTTGAAGTTCCCGGCGAACTACGATCATACAGCGTACAAGGCGTTAAAGAAACTGGAAGGTAAGACTGACGGTTACGCCGTATGGTTTGGCGGTACTGACAATGAGGACGGTACTGTGACCCCTACTGGTACTGACGGTAAGTTTTCCTTTGACGGTCAGCTTTCCGTTCATGTGACTGGCGGTAAGGTCAATGAGGTAGTCGGTATGTCTATCACGATTGCACCGTCTACAGTCATCAAGGAAGAGTAAGAACAGTTAATTTTAAGAATTAAAGGAGATAAGAGCAATGGCTAAACAGATTATTTTTTCCTACGAAGGTAAGGACTACACACTGGAATACACCAGACGTACTATTCAGCAGATGGAAGCGGAAGGGTTTGTTGCGGATGACATTGAAAAGCGTCCGATAACTCTTCTTCCTGCTTTGTTTGCAGGTGCTTTTAAGGCACATCACAGGTTCGTGAAGCAGGAGGATATTGATAAGATTTTTGCGGGTATGCCCGACAAAGAGAGTCTTATCGGTAAACTTGCAGAGATGTACAACGAACCGATTATGTCTCTGATGGACGAACCGGATGAAAAGACGGGAAACGTGGAGTGGGTGACTTCGTGGTAACGGGGGAGTCCACCGACAATGACGGGGACGGGCGTGATAACAACCGTCCGTCCTCTTTTCGTTACACGGAAAGATTTGAGGAAGAGTGCGGGTATTACTTATCCATCGGTATGACCTATCACGATTACTGGGATGGGGATGCAGCAATGGTTAAGTTCTACCGGGATAAGCACAAAAGAGATTTAGACAGACAGAACTTCAACCACTGGATGCAGGGTATGTATATCTATGAAGCATTAGTTGATGCTTCCCCGGTATTCAATCCTCTGAGTGAGAAACATGAGCCGTTCCCATACATGAAAGAGCCTATCCCTATCACGATAGAAGCTATCAAGGAAACTGAGGAACGTCAGAATCAGCAGAAGATGAAGAACGGCAAGGATGCTATGAGAGCATGGATGGTTGAATTTAATAAACGATTTGAAGAAAAACAGAGGGAAGGAGGGGAAATAGACAATGAGTGTTGAGATTGAAGGTCTTGAATTTCAAGTAGAAGCAAAATCTGATAAGGGTGCTGACGGTATTGATAAACTGGCAAACAGCTTTAAGAATCTGAAATCTGCTATCAAGGGTGGTACGAATCTGAACGGTTCTATTAAGCAGCTTGAAAAACTGAATCAGGCGTTGAGTGGACTGCATACAGACAAACTGGAAAGCCTTGGTAAAGCAATGGAATCTCTTAACAAAGCAGGTAATATCAAGATTCCTGCATCTGTACCGAAGAGAATCTCTGAAATAGGAAATGCAATGAAGAGTATCAGTCAGTCCGACATTGATCGTATGGAAAGCATGAGCAGAGCCTTACAGGGTATGCAGGGTCTACAGAATGTCCGTGTTCCGCAGGTGAACACAGGCGGTACAGGATCGGGAACACCGACCCCGGCAGACATTAACACTGAGCCTGCTTCGTCTGGAAGATCAACGTCCCATAGCGGTACACAGACTGAGGACGTGAGCAATACTGGCGGTGCTGATAATGGCATGAGTCATGCTGACAGTCAGCTACAGGAAGTGACACGATCCGCAGGTATGGCACGAACGACACTGTCTGGTGTCAAGAAGGTCATCGGTGAGATCGGTGGTCTAACAGGTATCTCTTATGTAGGGCAGCAGATTGGAAGCCTACCTCATAAGATTGGACAGGCACTTGGAAGTCTCAGGACTATGTACTCAGAGTTCAAGAAGTCTGGCGGTATTCTGGGTGCTTTCGGAAGAACCATCAAAGCGGTTGCAACAAACCTTGGTTCTAAACTGGCGGCAGGAATGAAGCAAGTTACTTCTTCCCTTGGGAACGCCTTTACTTCTAAGGTACACAATGCGACAAGTGCTTTAGGAAGTTTCCTTTCTTCTATCAAGCGTATTGCATTATACAGAATGATCCGTTTCGCAATGTCTCAGCTTACGCAGTGCTTTAAGGACGGTATCAATAATCTGTACAACTACAGTGCTTTGATGGGCGGTACTTTTGCGAATAGCATGAACTCTCTTGCTACGAACGCACAGTATTTGAAGAACAGCATGGGTGCTATGGCAGCACCTTTGATTAACGCTCTTGCACCTGCGATTGATTTTGTGATCGGTAAAGTTGTAGCACTGTTCAACATTCTGAATCAGTTGTTTGCAAGACTCACAGGTTCTAAGACCTACACGGCAGCTAAGAAGGTTGCAGCTACCTACGGTGGTGCAGCGAAGGATGCCGCAGGCACAGCTTCTAAGGCAGCAAAGAAAGCCGCTGATGAAATCAAGAGATACACCCTTGGTTTCGATGAACTGAACATTCTTGGTGACAAGAATAAGGACAGTTCTGGTAGCGGTGGAGGTGGAGGTGGTGGCGGTGGTGCTTCTACACCGGACTATGGTTCGATGTTTGAGGAATTACCGATTGACAACTCTATCAGCGAATTTGCTGACAAGCTGAAAGAAGCATTTGAAGCAGGTGACTGGAAAGAACTTGGTACGATCCTTGGCAATAAATTCAATGAGATCGTGGATAGTATTGACTGGGCGGGCTTCGGTAAGAAGGTTGGATATGGAATCAACGGTGCTGTGCAGACAGCATACTGGTTCTTGAAAACGGCTGACTTTAAGAATCTAGGTAATCATGTAGCTGAGTTCCTTAATTCAGCATTGAGTGAGATAGATTTTACCTTTGTCGGACGATTGCTTGTCCGGGGATTTACAGCGGGTCTGGATTTCCTGAGAGGGGCACTTGGAGGTCTGAATTGGAAACTGGTTGGAAAGAGTTTCGGAGATTTCCTCCGGGGTGCTTTCAATGAGATGCAGGAATGGATTGCCGGGATTGATTGGAGTGGTGCAGCACACGCACTGTGGCAGAACACTAAGGATTGTATTGCAGGTATTGACTTTGCTTCTCTGGCACAGTCTTTCTTCAAACTACTTGGTACTGCTATGGGTGCAGCAGTAAGTTTTATTGCTACTATCGTATCTGATATCTGGAAGGATATCACCGGATATTTCCAGAAGTACCTCACGAATGATGACGGTACGAAGAAAACGGGTATCGACTGGGTAAAGGGTATCTGTAAAGGTATCGTTGAAGGTGTCAAGAGTATTGGCACTTGGATTTATGACAATGTATTCAAGCCGTTCATTGATGGCTTCAAGTCTGCGTTTGGTATTCACAGTCCTTCAACCGTTATGGCTGAACAGGGTGGATATATCGTAGAGGGCTTACTAAAGGGTATCAAGGATGGCATTGGAAATGTTCTTTCCTTTATCGGAGATTTCCTTATCGGAATCAAAGATAAGATTTCTGATGCTTGGGACAAGATCAAGTCTACGGCTTCTGAAAAATGGGGTCAGATCAAGTCCGTTCTCTCTGGTGCTTGGGAGAATATCAAAACCACTGCCGGGGATATCTGGGGTAAAATTTCCTCTACAATCTCTGGAATCTGGGGCGGTATTAAGACTAAAGCTTCTGAAACTTGGTCGGGATTGAAAACTACCATTTCTCAGAAATGGAGTGAGATCAAGACAAACACAAGTCAGACTTGGGAGAACATCAAGACCACTCTGGGGAATACTTGGCAGAATGTTAAGACCACGGCAAGTACCACTTGGACGAACATCAAAACGTCTATCAGCACTGCATGGTCTAACGTGAAGTCTAATACTTCTACAGTTTGGAGCAATATCAAGTCCAACCTGAGTACCACTTGGACGAACGTGAAAACTACCGCAGGAACTACTTGGACGAATTTGAAGTCTACCATTTCTACAGCTTGGGGCAACGTGAAAACGAACACCTCTACTGTATGGTCTGGAATCAAGTCAAGTCTGGGTACTACATGGTCTGGTGTGAAGAGTACGGCAAGTTCTACTTGGTCTACTCTGAAATCTACCATTTCTACGAAGTGGAATGAGATTAAGAGCAATACAAGTTCTACATGGAGTACGCTGAACAGCAGCCTGAGAAGTTCTTGGAGTACCTTGAAAAGCAATGCAAGCAGTAGCTTCCAGAATATTAAGACTACGATTTCCGATAAGATCAACAGTGCGAAAAATGCCGTCAAGGATGGCATTGACCGTATGAAGTCTTTCTTCAATTTCCATTGGAGTTTACCTTCTATCAAACTTCCGCACTTTAGTATCTACGGTAACTTTAGTTTGAACCCACCATCCATCCCTCACTTCTCTGTGTCTTGGTATAAGACCGGAGGTATCTTGGAAGGGGCACAGTTGTTCGGCATGATGGGTAACACCATGCTAGGCGGCGGTGAAGCAGGACGTGAAGCAGTTCTTCCTTTGGAGAATCATACGGAGTGGATGGACACTCTGGCTTACAAGGTGAGAGCAGGGCTTACAGGTGGAAGTCAGGATTCTATTGCTGATGGAGTTCGTGAGGGTATGTATGACGCTACTGCCCGTCAGAATGAACTTCTGAAAGAGCAAAACGAACTGTTACGGCAGATCGCAAGTAAGGATTTCACCGCTGAGATCACTACAGACTCTTTCACAAAAGCTATGAACCGTAAGAATCAGAGGGATGGTAAAACCATCATCCCGGTAACAACGTAAAGGAGGGGTATTATGGCTGACTACAATCCGATACGATCCGTGAACGGTAAGGCTGTCAAGTGCCCTTCCGGTTATAAATATTCACTGAATGATATTTCAGCCAGTGATGCAGGACGAACCGAAGATACGAACATGGATAAGAAACGAATCGGTCAGTGTGTGAAGTTGGAGATGGAATGGCAGAATGTGTCCATTGAGGATGCTGCCGCTATCATTCAGGCATTTGATCCTGAGTATGTGAAGATTTGTTATCTGGATGCCAAACTTGGCAAGTACCGGACAAGCGAATTTTACACAGGTGATAAGCCTGCACAGCTTTACAATTCCCGCAAGGGAATATGGAGCAGCGTTTCATTCAACGCAATAGAAAGGTCAGGTAAGCACTAATGTATAAGGTATCACAGGAGGTCAAGAACCTCTTCAATAAAAACTACATACAGGTTGCTGACATTACCGTAAACGGTGTGAATGAGTCCTTTTCGGTTGCTGAGAATGAGATCGTTCAGGGAAGTTTGAGTATAGACCGCTACAGTGTGTCGAACTCAAAAATTGAGGTGGGTTCTGCGGTAGCTGCGGAACTCACACTCAAATTGAAAAATGATGACGGTAAGTATGACAATACCGTTTTTGAAGGTGCAGAGGTATTTGTGAAAATCGGTATCAAGAAATGGGATGCACACCGATGGGAAAATGCAGTGATCCACTGGATTCCATGTGGCTACTTTACGATTGATGAACCGCCACGGGCATTGTCCACTATTACAATTTCAGCACTTGACAGGATGATCCTGTTCGATAAGACAGTGGACATAAGCAAGCTGTCATTCCCTATGACGGTAGCTGATCTGCTGAATAAGATTTGCACCATTTGTGGTGTGACGTTAGCAACAGACATTACCCGATTGCCGAACAAAGATTACCAGATTACAGCGTACCCGGAAGGACAGGATTTAACCTACCGAACATTGCTACAGTGGTGTGCGGCACTGACCGGAACGTGTGCTTTCATGAACTATGACGGCAATCTGGAATTGAAATGGTATGAGCAGACTGATCTTACAATCAGTCCTTCCGAAAGATACAACAGTGATATGCAGGAGAACGATGTAGCCATTACAGGTATTTACTTCAAGGATGCTGCAAACACAGAGTACATTGCCGGGACGGATGATTATTGCTTGGATTTATCCAGTAACGGTCTGCTACAGGATAATGTGCAGGTGGTACTTGATACCCTGTATGTTTCCTTGAAGGGATTTTCTTACAGACCATACACAGCCACTATTAAGTCTGCACCGTATATCTATCCTATGGACATGATTCATTATGAAGATGCAAAAGGTGAGGTGCATGACACCATCATTACGAATGTGACGTTCGGGATGAATCTCAGTACCAGTATTGCAGGTAAGGGTGAGACAACCCAGAAGCAAAAATACTCTCAGGGTGGCGGTCTTACCAAACAGCAAGCAACCATTCTGGAAAAGCTGAGAGAAAATCTGGATAAGGCTATGACTGCGAAAGAACAGGCACAGCTTGAATTGAACAGACTTTTGAGCAACAGCTTGGGTCTGAACATCGTAACGATTCCGCAGGATGACGGAACACAGGTTTATTACTTCTGTGACGGTGAGACTCTTGAAAGCAGTAACATCATTTACACCTTCAAGGCAAACGGTTTTGCTTGGACAAAGAGTTGGAATGATGGAAACCCTGTATGGAAATACGGATTCAGTAAAGATGGTAATGCTATCTACAATATGTTGGCAGCTTACAAGATTTCTACTGAATATCTGGATGCAGAGTGTGTTACCGCTGAGAAGTTATCAGCTGAGTATAAGCAAAGTGTCACAACGGAAATGGAAGAAACCGTTGACGAAAAGTTGACAGATTATAGTACAACCGAAGAGACAAAAACTCTGATCGCAAATACAGGTGGAACGATCCGTACTGAGGTTGCTGAGAGTGTCAAGACCGTTACTGATACTACCAATGCAAAGATTGATGATCGACTGGCTCAGGCAAAAGATTATACCGACAGCGTACATCAAGAGATTACGACTGAGTATAGCACCAAACTGGAAGAAACATCGAAGGGCTTTAATATGTCGGTAAACTCTCTGACTGATCGTATTACTGAACAAGGTAACGAGGTGAACAGTTACCGTGAGCAGCTTCAAACCTACTTTGGTTTCAGTGAGGATGGTTTGGAGATTGGTAAGAAGGTCAACGGAGAGAAGCAGCAGTATTCGATTAATATTGACAATGAGAGGATGGGATTCTTGCAGGACGGTTCTGAGGTTGCTTTCATCCAGTATAACAAGCTGCATATCAATGCCGTAGAAGCAATGGACAGATTGTCCGTGGGTGCTGCGGCTGACGGTGGTTACTTCGATTTTATCTCTACAGAGTATGGAATGGGTGTGAAATGGAGAGCCGTTGAGAAAACCGACAATGCAAGCATTGTAAGCGTTATGAAAATTCCACGAAGGGCAAGCAAGTATGTTCCGGTAGTAGATGAAGATAACATTTTTCAAATGGAAGGGGTGAATGAGGAATGAGTGCAACAAGTAAAGATTTTGTAAATGGCATAGGTTGCTATGTGGTTGCAAAAGGTTCTGTAAGCGGTGATACCACGAAGATTTATTTTATCTGGGAAGCAAGTAAAGGTTCGGAAACCGGATCGTATGTATATTCAGGGTGGAACAACAGTAAGTCTTGTCCGATCAAGGTGAAGATAGACGGTTCTCAGTTAAATTTGTCATGGACTAAAAACAAAACTGACAAAACGAGTACAGGAGTCATGATGGTGACAAAAGCAACTTCTTCCACATTTACTGTGAGCAAGCCATTTTTCACGTTATCTTTTTATGACGGTAAACAAACCTACGAAGATACTTTTTCCATGTATGACATTGAAAATGCACCAACTACGGTTAGTGCTGATGAAATTACGATTGATGGTAGTGCATCTTCAATCGCAGAGTTTAGTAACTACCTTGGTACAAAGTCCGTAGACGGATCACTGAAAGTTACATGGAGTCTTGGAAATCACAGCTATTCAAAGACCGTGAAGAATGTCTATAGCACAAGTTATGTCATACCCGTATCTTGGCTTGATGCAATCAGTGATTCCTCACAGGCATACGGTGGAGGTAAAGTTACTGTCCAGATCAGTTATGGTACGAAAGTCTATACGACAATCTCTGCAACCTTTAATTGCATTGTGTCTGACACCTTCCTACCGACAATCAGCAGTGTCACTCTGGCAGACAAAACAAACACACCAGTCCCCGCTAGTTGGAATAAAGTGTTTGTTCAGAATCAGAGTGGTATCAGAGTATCGGCTATCACCTGTGCTGCCAGTCAGGGTGCTACAGTCAAGCGTATTAAGCTGAGACTGGACACACAGTATACAGAGCAGACCTACAGTGCATCAAGCCTGCCACAGATCAACAGAATCATAAATAGTGGTTCTCTGGAATGTGAGGTAACGATCACGGACAGCCGTGGAAGAACTTGTTCTAAGACAGCAACCGTGAATGTGCTTCCGTATGATATTCCAAAATTCACTCTGATTGAGAGTGACCGATGCAACAAAACGGGTGAGATGGACAATGACGGAACTTATTTTCTCAGTCAGAGTGCCGTGGAGTATTCCTCCTGTACCGGACTTAACAGTATTACAATCACAGCAGAGTACAAGAAAACCGATACCTCAGAATGGTTGAACAAAAAGACTATTAAGCCGGGAAGCAATGTTCTTGGCGGGGAATTGGACACTGAGTTTTCTTATGATGTGAGGTACGTTCTGAAAGATGCTTTCAGTACGGTTACTTACATAGATTATGTTTCTACAGCAATTTATCTGATGCACTTCCTACATGGAGGACGTGGCGTAGCGTTCGGGCAGAAAGCAACGATGGATAATACTCTGGACTGTGCTTTCAAAGCACTGTTCCGTGAGGATGTAACGATTGTGAAGCAAGACGGTACGCAGGTTTCTATGAGAGAGGTATTGGAGAAGTTGGGATTTTAAGGGAGGTGAAGGATAATGGCAACGATTATTAAAGAGATTGAGGTAGATGTGTCTCAGCTTAACCGTTTTGCTGCGATTGTAGCAAAGCAGTACGATAAGCAGTCCCGTTTCTTGAAGGTGACTCTTCTGGATAGTGGTGAGCGTATTAAAGTGGAATCTGCATCTACCGCAGTCATCAATGCAAGACGTGAGGATGAAGTAGCAAAAACCTTTGAGGGTACAGTCAATGCAGACGGTACGGTAACTGTTCCGCTGACATACTGGATGTTGCAGCTTGACGGTACTGTAAAGTGTGATATTTCCATCATCACGGCAAACAAGACGGTACTGAGTACCACGCTCTTTGAACTGGAAGTTCAGGAAGCAGCAGCACCGGATGACTCTGAGATTGAGAAGGATGACGATTATGGTATCTTGATTCAGCTTATCGCAGATGTGCAGGCTATCAAGGATGCAGAAGCAAAACGTGTCACTGCTGAGAACGGTAGAGTTTCGGCAGAGAAGAGTCGTGTTTCTGCCGAAAATTCCAGAGTCAATGAAGAGACAATCCGTGTCAATGCGGAAGCCGCAAGGGTGAAAGCTGAACAGGCAAGGGTATCTGCTGAAAATTCCAGAGTGGATGTTGAAAGCAAACGAGTTACCGCAGAGAAGGGTAGAGTCGATGCAGAGTCTAAGAGGGTGGCTGCTGAGACTGCAAGAGTTCAGGCAGAAACAAAGCGTCAGCAGGACACTTCAAAGGCAATCACAGATTGCAACACTGCTACCGATTCTGCATTGAAAGCGGCAGCTACTATGATGATCGTCAACGATGATACTGGGAAAACCTATCAGGGTGCAATCAAGGTGATTGGTGGTAAGCCCGTATTTGAGTATGACGAAGTTGTTACAGGATAAAGGAGGATAAGACAATGAGCAATCAGTTTGGTTTTCTCTCTGACGATACGTTCGCAGAGAAGATGGACACTATGAACCAGTTCCTTGCTGCGATTGCAACCGGACAGGGTGGCAGCCTGAAACCTACATCTTGGAGTGATGTGCAGGCACTTGTTCGTAAGGGACTGGCAAGCAAGGTATTTGCGGTGGGAGATCAGTTGACCTGTCAGAGAGGTAGCACAACTCTGGTGTGGGATATCATCGGTTTTGACATTGATACCCCGGCAGACAAGCAGTTCACTCACAGCATGACTTTACAGCTTCATGAAGTATTTGACTTCGTACAGTTCAATGCTCCGGCTGCTATGTATTATGCAGAAGAGGAACTTGCCGCAGGTATATATCATGTAACTCCTAAGAACGGTTGGAGTGGAGGTATGGGCAATGGCAAGACTTACCAGTTTACTCTCACGAAAGCAGTTCCGAAGGGTGGTCAGATTGTATGGAACGGTGCTTGGGATCAAGACCCGCTGAAATACGATATTAAGACTTATGCAAGTCCGACAAGCACTACAGTTATTGAGACTGTAAAGCCAACGGAAGGTACAGGCGGTACGGAACTGACAACTCTGAACAGTGGTCAGAGAATGTGCTACGGTTCTAACAATTATAAGGAGTCTGCGGTTCGTGAATGGTTGAATAGTGATAAGGTTGCGGGTTCTGTCTGGACACCTGCTACAAACTATGACAGACCTCCTTCTTGGGTTTCTAATAAGGCAGGTTTCATGAATGGAATGGATGCAGATTTCCTTGCAGTTATCGGTAAGACTACAAAGGTTACTTGCCGTAATAACGTCACTGATGGTGGCGGTTCTGATACCACAAAGGATAAGTTCTTCCTGCTTTCCAGACGTGAGTTATTCATGGGTGATGAAGTAAGCAGTGTTAAGGAAGGTGAACCGTACCCTTACTACTCTAACTATTCTGATTATACTTCCCCGAACACGGGTGCTGATAGTAACCGTGTGAAGTATAAAAACGGTAGTCCGCAGTGGCAGTGGGAGCGTACCCCGTACGCCGGGTACGGTAACGACGTTCGCAGTGTGGGCAATACGGGTTTTCTGAACTACTACGGTGCGTACTACAGCGGTGGGGTTGCCCCGGCTTGTAACGTAATCTAAGATCAGAAATCCACCCCGTTAGGGGTGGGAAAGGAGTGAGGACAATGTCAGTACCGAAGTCAAAGAGAGGTACTTCAAAGTTGGAAGTAATCACAAAGGCAAATGAGTTGGCTACACATACCATCCATATTTGCAGTAATGAGAGTTGCTTCCCGAAGAGATACCGTTGGTGCATCACCGCAAAGATCGTGGATGCTGCGGTAGAAATCAGCCGACTTATCAATATGGTAAATTCAGTGTATGTGAATCCTGAGTCTGAACATTGGAAAGCCGACTGGGAATTACGGAGAGGATATCAAGTTCAGGCTTTGGCACAGACATATTCCTTGCTAACCATGATGGATATTGCTTACCGTACTTTCGGAATCGAAGGTTCTAAGATGGACTACTGGACAGGACTTGTAATCAATGTCCAGAATCTTCTTCGGAACTGGAAGAGGTCTGATGAAAATAGATACAAGTAAATGATATAGGGTTGACGATTGTAAGATATGTGTTTACCCCGAACGCCGGGAACAGTAACAACGTTCGCAATGTGAACAATACGGGTAATCTGAACAACAACAATGCGAACAACAGCAATGGGGTTGCCCCGGATTGTGAGAAACGCTAGTAATAAAGTAGGCATAGGCTGAAATCAATGCACTCACACAAGGAATCGTCATCCTGACCTGAATATAGTAGGGCGAAAACAGAGTGCTGATGTGATTGCCGTCCTTACGGCAGTATCACTATAAACGGCAACCAATGATTTACGGGAGAAATATACATGATGGAATCCGAAGTGAGAGATGAAGTCTGTGACTTTGATAATCTGTACCGGGCTATGCAGCATTGCAAGAACAACGTCATGTGGAAAGATAGTGTAGCCGGGTATGTAAAGAATGGTTTGGTTAATGTTCATAAGCTAAAGGAGAGCGTGGAGAATGGTACATACAAGTTAGATGCTTATACACAGTTCAAAGTGTATGAGCCAAAAGAAAGAGACATTGTAAGTACAAGAATCAAGGACAGAGTATTTCAGAGAAGTCTATGTGATAACTACTTTTACGATACCATGACAAAATCTTTTATCTATGATAACTGTGCTTGTCAGGACGGGAGAGGAACAGAGTTCGCAAGGAAAAGGCTGATCTGCCACCTACAGAAATATTACCGGAAACAAGGTACGGAAGGGTGGGTACTCAAAGCAGACTTGAAGAATTTCTTCGGTAGCACCTCTCATGAACTGGCTTACTCAGCGGTAACAAAGAGGGTCAATGATGAATGGGTGAACGGAGAAATCAAGCGAATCATTGACAGCTTCAATCAAGGTGATGATCCAGAGGTAGGCATGGGTCTTGGTTCAGAAACGACACAGCTTATACAGTTAGCAGTCTTAGATGACTTCGACCATTTTATAAAAGAGCAACTTCATATTAAGCACTACGTCCGGTACAACGATGATTTCATTATCATCCATGAGGATAAGGCTTATTTACAGGAGTGTTTGATAAAGATTGACGCTTGGATATCTTCAAGAAGTTTGAAACTGAGTCCGAAGAAAACACAGCTTTTCAAGGTGACTCAGGGTATCAAGTTTCTGGGTTTCCGCTTCCGGTTGACAAAGACTGGAAAGGTAGTCATGACACTACTGCCTGAGAAGCTATCACACGAACGGCGAAAGCTGCGGAAGTTGGTAGAGCGGGCAAAGCAAGGGTACATGACGAAGGAAGAGGTTGACAGGTGTTATGAAAGTTGGAAAGCCCATGTAGGTAATGAGAGTAGCAAGAAAAGGAAGTCTCCGGGTAGGAGGGCAAGGAGAAATTGCCACAACCTTATTATCTGTATGGATCAATATTATAAGAATTTATGGAGGGAAAGCAAATGTTTGGATTTATCAGTGCAAGAGAACAGCTTGTGAAGGAGCGTCAGAAGAACGCTGCTATGCAGGCACAGATCGCAAAGGCAAACAGTGACATTGAATATCTGGCTATGATGACAGATATTGAGATGGAGCAGGAAGAGGACGAACAGGAGGTACAGGATCATGGCGAAGAAGAGTAAGTTTGAGATGGTGAAGAATTTCTATGACAACGGACTCTGGAAGGAGAAGAGAGTCAGGGACGCAGTAGTAAAGGGATGGATCAGCCCGGAGAATTTCAAAGAGATTACCGGGGAGGACTATGATGAACAGGAGGACTAAAGAGATGATGAAGGATGGAATTTGTACAGCTATCGGAGTGGTTGGAAGCGTGATTGCTTCTCTGTTTGGCGGTTGGGATGCCGCACTGGTAACACTGGTAATTTTCATGGCTATTGATTATGTGACAGGTCTGCTTGTGGCAGGTGTGTTCCATAATTCCGGTAAAACGGAAAACGGTGCTTTGGAGTCAAGAGCAGGATGGAAGGGGCTGTGCCGTAAGTGCATTACTCTTCTGATGGTTCTGGTAGCCACACGCCTTGATCTTGTGACCGGGACGAATTTTATCAGAGATGCAGTGGTGATTGCTTTTATTGCGAATGAGACTATTTCTATTGTGGAAAATGCAGGTCTTATGGGGATTAACATTCCCCCGGCAATTACATCTGCGATTGAGGTACTTAAAAAGAAATCTGACTCTGTGGATAACACAGATCAGTAAGCACAGGGGAGAGCCATTCTCCCCTCTTCACAAAGGAGTGATACATTATGACGAATCAGGAATTTATTGAACAAGTAGCGAAGTTCGTACAGAAGTATGCAGCACAATACGGGATCAAAGTACATAGCCCGATCATTGCACAGGCAATTCTTGAATCTGGTTGGGGCAATTCCAAACTTGCTGCCAGATATCATAACTACTTCGGACTCAAATGCGGTACGAAGTGGACAGGCAAGAGTGTCAATATGACTACTCAGGAAGAGTACACCGTAGGTACGCTGACTACGATCAAAGACAATTTCCGTGTCTATGATTCTATGAAGGAAGGTATCAGGGGTTACTTTGAGTTCATTCAGCTTGCCAGATATCAGAATCTTAAAGGGATCACTAATCCGAAGAAATATCTGGAAACCATCAAGGCTGACGGATATGCCACAAGTTCTACCTATGTGACAAACAACATGAAACTTATTGACCAGTACAATCTTACGAAGTATGATAAGGGGGTAACTAATATGAGTGATAGACAGAAGCCTGTTAATTGGCTTGCACAATATGTAGGAATCAAAGAAGGAAGTGCTGAACACAAAGCAATCCTGAAAGTGTTCAACGACTCTGGACTCTGCACCAGATACAAGATGACTGTCAACGATGCTTGGTGTGCTACATCTACATCTGCCGCTTTCATTGCAACTGGACTTTCCAACATCTTCCCTTGCGTGGAGTGTTCCTGTGAGAACATGATTAACCTTGCGAAGAAAGCAGGAATCTGGGTTGAGAATGATGCCTATATTCCGTCCACAGGTGACGTGATCCTGTACGACTGGGATGACAACGGTGTAGGTGATTGTACCGGATGGAGCGATCATGTAGGTATTGTAGTGTCTGTCAGCGGTTCTACAATCAAGATCATTGAGGGTAATAAGAATGACTCTGTAGGCTACAGAAACATTGCTGTCAATGGCAAATACATCCGTGGCTTCATTACTCCGAAGTTCTCTAGTGGTACTTCTACCGTAACTCCGTCTACAAAGAAATCTGTAGATGAAGTGGCGAAGGAAGTTCTTGCAGGTGCATGGGGGAATGGTGATGCCAGAAAGAACGCTCTTACTGCCGCAGGATATAACTACTCTGAGGTGCAGGCTGCGGTAAACAGACTTGCAGGCGGTAAAACTACCACACCTACAAAGTCCATTACCGAAGTAGCAAAAGAGGTGCTTGCAGGTAAGTGGGGTAACGGTGATAACCGTAAGAAGAAACTGGAAGCTGCCGGGTACAATTACTCTCAGGTTCAGGCGAAAGTCAATGAACTGGCAAAGGGCAGCACTTCCAGTAAGAAATCTGTGACTCAGATTGCGAAGGAAGTTATCGCAGGTAAGTGGGGTAACGGTACAGACCGTAAGAACAAGTTGACTGCCGCAGGATATGATTATACTGCTGTGCAGAGAGAGGTCAACAGACTTCTGTAATCACACGGTTTTCTTTCCACGTTTCTGAGGGTGTACGGTGACTGTAAAGGTATGAATCATAAGGCTTCCTAAAATCATTGGATTTGCACTCAATGGTGGTGGTATGTTGCACCGACAATTATTAACACATTCCTGGAAAGCTATGACTTCGCTGGAAAGAAGATCGCACTTTTTGCCACATCAGGTGGAAGCGGATTTGGGAAAACAGTATCCAGACTGGAAGGTTCTGTGGATAAATCGGCAGAATTCGTATCAGAGAAACTGTTAAACAGAGCAGGTAAAGCGGAGATTGAAAGCTGGCTGAAGAGCTGGATGTAAGAAGCAGGAAGCCTTTTCGGTGATGCAGGAGATAAAATGTATCTGATATCGGTGTATTTTGATGACAAAAGTAATAAAATAATTTCCAATTATATAAATAAAATTGCGCAAAAGACGGGAAATACGTTTATGACAGATAATCATGTTCCACCACATCTGACAATTATGTCTGTAGAGGTAAGAGAGGAAAAAAAATTGACAGAGGTGATGGAACAGTTGGAGAGGTCCCTGACCAAAGGGCAGATCCAGCTGGTCTCGGTCGGAGTGTTATTGCCGTATGTATTGTATGCGGCACCGGTTCTGAATCTGTATCTGGAAGATATGATCGAACAGGTACATGATATGGTAAAGCACATTCCGGAGGTCAGAATGAGCCGGTATTATCAGCCTATGCAGTGGCTTCCGCATATCACACTGGGAAAGAAGCTTTCAAAAGAACAGATGCAGGAACTGTTTATACCGATGGAAGTGACGGTGGCAGAGATCGGACTTGCGAAGACGAATCCGCATCAGGATCTGATAAGAGTAGAATTAAATGACTGATCGATAAAAAAGAAAAACATGGAAAGCCGGAATGTTATGAAAAAGTACATAGGTATATTAGCAAAAATAACAGGATTCATACTGATTGTGATTCTGGCGGTGAATATCATTCTGCCGCTGATAAAAAGAAATCCGGATGCAGCTTATGAGAAAGA